TGGGCGATCGCCGCTGCGGTGAGTTCAATCTTAGGTCGCGCCATTAGCGAATCTCACTCCTATCAATCAAACCAGACGCGATTAGACGAGCCTTTAGCTCCAGAAGCAGCGAACGAATCTCCTCAACATCCCGCGCTGATTCTTCCAGATGTTGCCCGTAAGTTTGCAAGTCAGAACGCAAGTGTGAATAGTCGCGTTCACGCGAATACCCCTCACGCACCACAGAACGATACCAGCCAATTGCACCAATAACGGCGGAGGCGATCGCCAGCAACAACCCCACATCTAAACCCATATAGTGATACCTAACTCTATCTCTAGAATCGCAGTTTCACTTAGGTTTAAGACCCGCATAACGCCCGTATAACAGGCATCACAGCCAAGAATTATTGATGCAAATTGCGTGAAGTTATGGAAAATTTCGCTATAAAGTACCGCGCGCAAATCGTTCGATTAGTTCAGAGCGAGAGAGGTTCTTTTCAAGTGCCTTAGCATTCAGCAGCGCCGCGCCGTCAGGCGTTAGCAAAACGATGACCTGAACCGTTTTGGGCTGATCGTAAAGTTCCCCAACCCCGCGAGTTGAGCGCGTGCCCTTCTTGCCCATACGCTATATATATCCAAAAAAATTTGTTTCAGCGCTGTAGGTAGGGGAGTCGTAAATAAATGGGGGGTGCTGGCACTATCCGACTCGATATGCGGCAAAAGTGAATTGGGGTAAATCAAAAAAGCGATCGCCCTCCCATACCAAAGAGCGATCGCGCGTCAACGACCAGAGAAAGTGTCCCCTTCTCGCATATAGCTTATCAGCGCCCGCAGCAGCCGCCCACGCCGCAGGCGATCGCGCATCGGTTGAACTTCCCAGTCAGCCAGCGCCCGCGATCGCACCACGCCATCCTCACGCCAGCGATAGCGCGGATAGGTTTTAGCGGTTTGCTTACGGTCATCATCAAGCCAGCCGCTATCAGTGCCCAAGGTGTGAAGCAGGGCGATCGCCGCGTTCAGATGAGCGATTAGATCAGCGTCCGCATCCATGCGGGTATCTGGGGCGATCGCGTCTTTTTCGGAGCACTGATCCGAAGGCGTAGAACCTTTTTCGGAGCACTGATCCGAAGGCGTAGAACCTTTTTCGGAGCACTGATCCGAAGGCGACAATGCAGGCGATCGCCCCGCCTCGATGCTAGTTTCGGAGCGCTGATCCGAAGACTGCGGAAGCGCCAGCAGCGCCAACTCATCCACATCAAAGGTGACTTCCGTTCCATGCGCGTCAGAGCGCACCCACGCCCGCCCGCGTCCCCGGTCTGTGAAGTATCGCAGCAGCAAGCCAGTCTTACCCGCGTAGCGACCGCTGATGACGCGCACGCGGGAACCAAGCGGGAAGGGTTGCAAGTGAGTGTGGTTCATGTGTCGGAGTAAAACAGATCGTTAGCTAATAATCGAATGAAGTAGGGCAGCACCTTCAAGATCCGCTCATGCTTGCCTATCTCGAAGAAACCAAACTCATAAAAGAGTTGCAGTTCTGCCACCCTGCGATTGCAGAGCGAATAGTTGCAGACAGATTCAATCAGCGCCTGGTCTTTCCAGGGTTGATAGCCCACCCGCTGACGCTGCTTGTTGAGGGGTCGGACTGCTTCACACTGGGGCTGAGTGGCAACGCAGAACGACCGGAAGTTATGCTTGTCGATCCACTCTTTACGGGCTTTAGGGGTAAGCTTGGCGAAGTCTGGAGCATCGTAGAGAGTAGCCAGCCTGGAGCGAGAGGGAGTGCGGCGAATGACAACCTTCATCTCAAGCCAGATATACAAAGCGCTGAGAATCGTGCGATCGCCCGTACGCGCCCACTTCCAGGAATCACCCGATTGAATCTTAAGCCGCCCGTAGCCTAGCGCCCGGTGAAGACCGCGAAGACTGCGATCGAGCTTGGAGCGACTGCCCTTCAAGGTATGCTGTCGCTCGATAATGCGCCGCCCGTCCTCACTCAAAAATTGCTCTATCGGGTGCACCGCCGCAATGATAGGAGTCAGCAGCCGCTCTGAGAACTCCCACTCACTAAGCCGCTGATGATAAAGCTGAAATTCTTCAGTCGCTAAAAGTTCAGAGATTTGGTTCTCTGTGCGACATTCGCGGTTATCCCAGTAAATGATTTGCTCGATATCTTCTAGGCTTTGCCAAGATAACCCCTCGACCTCAGCAAGCTTGCGCCAGTTCGAGCGGGACTCGCAGCCCCAAGGACGCTCAGTTGCTTTCAGCTTGCAGTGTTCAGGCGCTTCAGTGGCTAAACGCGACTTAAGCTGACAGATGATCCGCGTTCTCTGACACTGGCAGTTGAGCAATTCGCGCCGCAGGTCTTGAATCTCACTGCCAGCCGATTTTTGAAAAGCCCGCAGGTTGCCAGTTTCCAAATTATGCAGGCAGAAGCAGGCGATCGCCGCCGCGTCCTCCTTATCACCCTTGCTAGAGATGCCGTGATTGCGGGCATAGTTGCGAACGCGAACACCCGCGCACAGAAAGACGGTCTTACCTCTAGACTCAAGCTGCTGTTGCCACCAACGATGGTCTTTTCCAGTCGGCTCTAGGGCGAAAATGTCCCCCAGGCTGACGAGTTTTTCTAAGTCTTCAAGACAGGTCTTAAAGGTGACTGGCTTGTATGTGCGAATAAAAGCCGCCAGGTCTTTAGGCAGCCCGTCCAGCACGCAGGCGACAGCCGACCCGCGCCCAACGTCAAGTCCTACAATAATCATGGCTGTTATCTTGTAAAGTCCCTAAAGAGACTGCTAGTTCTATAAGTCACGATCGATTGAAGGGGGGGCTTTTATGGTGCAAAGTCCCTCTTTTCTCTGGTCGCTGTTATCTTGTAAAGCTCCCAGAATGGGGACTGAAGTTTGTTAAAGCTCCCCTTAGTGCGAGACGCAGCCCGCGACGCAGGCACAGAAGCCCGCGTTTCGTCCGTTGCGTCAGCCGGACTCTTCAGGCGGTTTCACCAATCACAAGCCCATCTCCTCGAACTCTTGCGCGACGGTTAGTTGTTCACGGGCAGGCGGTGTCTGGTCGGGGTCGGGCTGTGGTTGGCGCATCATGTCAACCTGTTGGCAAAACATCTGCTCCATTCCCAGGGCGATCGCATCAAGCTGGTGCACAAACGATTCCGGATCTTCGTATTTGTGGGAAGAAAGCTCATGCAATAGCTGGCTGAGGGCTTTTGCGCCTACGCGCTCCCAGGCGTGAAAGAAAGGTAGTTCTTCGCTCATTGATTCTCCTTGCAAAAGTACCGAACCATTAACCGGATGCAGAATTCGTGCTGTAGCGCTTGCGGCAGAGAGTCTATTTTTGATTGGATATCTCTAAGCCAGAGATGGAAGGCGATTCGCTCCAGGTCTACCCCATTGGCGGCGTTGCCCAGATTAACGATCTCGTCATCTAGTGGAGTCATAATTGTGATGGCTGATTGGTGCGATCGCCTCACCGTGAATGAAGCGATCGCGTGGTTAGTCGTTGGTTTTAGCTGCTTTAGCTGCTTTTCTAGCAGGGCATTTCAGGCGCTTAGTCTGGAGTGCCCTTCACCATTTCTGGCTACTTTGGCATAGCTCCACGGAAGAGGTTAGCCCCGGAACATTAACCCGCGACCCTCGCGCCTTAAGAGGAATGCGACCCGGCACACAGCACCAGGCCGCCGCTCTCGTTGGTCATGCATTGCTGCATGTACAGCTACACAATACTATATGTACATACAGAGCGCAATCGCCCTGAATAATATCTATATGTACATAGCCAATGACGCAGATGAGCGAGACACCAGGGAAATACAGGGCTTCAAGGGGCGAATATGGCGCAAACAAAACCGAGCGAATAGCCGCGCTAGTTACCGCAGAAGCAAAAGAGGGACTGATAAATCAAGCGACAGCACTAAAGCTGAGTCTGGGAGAATATTTGGAGAGAATCGGACGGGGAATACTGCCGCGTCCAACGGAACTGGAGAACCTATCGGAGAGCGAAGCACTTTTTAATAGACCCTCTCCAAAATCTGACTAGAACAGTCTTGTATGAGATTTACGCTTGCTGAGTTGTTCTCAGGACATAGATATCCCCAACCACGCCCCCGTTTTCGACCTTGATTCCAGTACCAAAGCCAGCCAGCATCGTGATCAACTCAAAACCCGGCTGGGGACTATTGGGGACAGCGACCAGCCGTAACTCTGAGGTTTGCGTCTCTGTATTGAGTCCAAGCACCAGCGCCCAAATGCCGTCTTCCAAATTAAACTCATGTTCTAGGTGATGCTCAACGCCCGCAGTGTCGATAAAGGTTCCAGACACTTGCAGCAGATTTCCAAGTAGATTCCACTCCAATAAATCAGTTGATAACGGAGTAGAGCCAGGATCGATCAGTCCACGGTTTGGCTCAGACTTAATCATGACTAGGCTCCAATCGCAATAAAATTACCAGACACAAACGGAGAGCCGGGAGTAGTGTGAAAAATACGCATGGTGAAACCCGTAGTCGTAGGGGAAACCGCATTGGCAAAAGCACCAGCCACAGCAGCACAGAACACGAGCGGGGCAGACGCGTAAGCAGCCGCAAACGTGACCGGGATGTCGGAGTATTGAAGTGACGTGGGTGAAAGAGCAACAGCAGCAGGTGAGGCATTGGCAGAGCCGCGCTGGATAAATTCACCAGAGGCATTCCGATTCCCCAGAACCCGCACGTTAGAACCCAGCCCATGCAGCGACGGCCCCACGGTTTGGTTTTGATGGGTATTGTCCACAGCGGCGATCGCACTTCGAGCCGCCGCTGCATCCGCCGCCTGCAAGAGCGATCGCCCGTATGCCGTCGTCCCCTGAAGGGCGATCGCCTCCAAGTCACTATCGAGCGGCTGCAATTCGCCCAGCGCCGCCGGCAGCCGCCCCAGCAGCGCGCCGAGCAGCGCCAGCATCCGTTCGTCCAGGTTAGCGGGTCGCTGGACTGGAGGAACCACGCCGCCCAGTTCAGCGATCGCCCCCTCCAGTAGATCCAGCAGTTGCTCGGTGTAGTTAGTCGGTTGCATCGGATGATTCCTTAGTTGCCCGACGGCGACGGGCAGGCGCTACCTCGCCATCATCCACCCGGTCATGAACCGCAGGGTCAAAGTCGGATTCATTGATCACCATCACTCCAATGGCGGGATCAGGATGCTTGACACGCACAGTTGGCAGTTCCATCGATTAGCCCAGTAAACGACAAGCGTAGTCAGTCCGAATCGCGCCCACGCCCCATAGACAACTCACACTGAAATAGGTCTGGTAGTGGTAGGGAATGACTCGCGCCAGCAGCACCAGCCCGCTCACAGGGTCAGGCCACGTCATTTCCTGACCAGCGCGAACGCCATACAGGTCGGAGGCAATGCGGGAGGCGAAGGCGAAAGCGTCAGGGTGAAACGCCAGGTTGACGCGGTGCGACGCAACGCGGGTAATCGCAATGCCCGTCCCCACCTCCGACAATAGTCCGGCTGTACGATTCGGGTAGCCGTTGCTAATCGGAATCGTGCCAGCGCCGGAGCCGTTTGTATTCACGTTGGCTGTCACTACATATGGAGTAGATGACCCCGCAAAGGTGATGATGTCCCCCTGCCGATAGTAGTTCGTAATGTTGTTAGAGCCGCCCTGGAATGGGATAGACGTTGTGCCAATTGCCTGTACGCCGTTGGTCACAGGAGAGCCGCCGCCGATGCCAGCGACGTGATTGGGCGCGTTCTGATTGGTTGCCCAGTCATAGCCCAGCGCCCGTGTGATGATGCCCTCGCGGACGACCTCATTACTGCCAAACGCCATCGCGTTCTGAAAAGCAGGCAAGCCCAGCGCGTTAGCGTGAGCGAATGGGTCAAGCACCAGCGCCCGTCGTCCCACGGGAGTCGAATTACTCAGCAAGACCCGTTCAGTGTCCTGTAGCGCCTGGGTGCTGGAGGCAAACGGAGTCGTGCCAGCAGTGCCGGAGAAGAACGGAACCTTGACGTATTGACCCCAGATGGAGAGATCGACCGCGTTGGCGATCGCCCGCCCTGCCTCCTCTAGCTGACGGTTAATGTAGCTGTTGGGGTCATCTAGCCCACTCAAGTTTTTGTCGGTGACGACGAAAGCCGATTCTCTCCAGTTGTCTAGCGTGATAGGAACCGTTGTCGGGGTCGGCTCATCTGTCGAAGGCGGCGTAAAGCCCGGTGTAATGTTGCGGGCTGTAAGCTGCTGCGAAATCGGAATGTTGATCGTCTGACCACGTTCAGCCAGTTCAGCGGCAAAGTCAGTGTTAATCAGACGCGGCAGCACGCAGTTTTCACGCGCCACCGTCGCCACGCGACCCACCAGCCGCGAAAAAATATCAGATCCCAGAGGCATAGAGGTTAGGGGTTAGGGGTTAGAGGTACAGCGCCCACAGATCCCCTGTGTGAGGCATCCCGCCCCCGGCGTTGGAGTCATGGCGCATCCCGCGCCTATGGCTCAATTACAATCTTGCCCGACGCCACGTCTTTTGGATCAAGTTTGGCGATCGCCGCCAGGTCAGACGCGCTCACGGTTTGCGGCGCAGAGCCGACCGACGGTGGCGCGGCTGGCTGCACATCCGCCCCGACGGGTTGGGGAGTAGTCGGCAGAAAGAAGCCCTGGTATTTGGAGCGCACGTCTTCGGCAAGCTGCTGGAGCGATCGCCCGTCTACGGTTTGAGGAGAGCCATCTTCGCCGACCTGGAGCTGCTGACGGACGTAGCTGTAAAGCGGGTCGCGGTATTCCGGCGAAACCCCGACCGTGACTTGACCTGCTGCATAGTCGAGCTTGACCCCATGAAGCTGGTTCAATAGCTCCTGATTTTTTGCTTGCAGTTCTGGCAGGCTGGAGAGCGCGTCGCGGGCAGCGGTCGGGTCAAGCCCTTCATACTCGCGCAGCCGAGATTCTAGCGCTGAGTTTTCAGAGCGCAGCGCCGCAACGGTTTTCTTCAGTCCACTGAGATCTTCGTGGTTCTCATCGGTCATGGGTCATCTCCTCTGTGGGTGTGGTTAACTTTTGCTGAAACTGGAGCAGGCGATCGCCCAGGAAGTCTGCACTAAAGCGGACTTGCCCCGGTTCAGCGATGCCCAGGTAAGCCCCGTGATGGCGCAGGATGTCGTTGACACCAGCGGTCAGGCTAGAGGCGAACTGGTAGAGGCTGCTTTCAACTTTCACCGCCTGAACTTGGGTCACAGCAGTCACTTGGCGATCGCCAGGGTCGATCAGGAATTGAGCGCTCAAGAAGTTCATGGCATCCTCTAGATCCATCTTCTCGGTGCGGGAACGTTCCAAGCTGCTGGAATCTGGCTCACTCCAGAGGAACGCGCCACCCGGTGGAACGCGCATCACGATGTCAGGACTCAGCACAACCTCTTCATCACCCATTGAACCAATCAGCGTAGGCACGGGGAAGCAGGTGCGTCTTACCTTGTTGCGATGGTCACTGTGAGTCTGGTAGTGTGCCACATTCAGATCCGCCAGCGCCCGCAGCGGTGGACGCGAGACGAAGGGCGCGAGTCGTTCCCCGCCGTAGATCACCGATAGCGGAATCTCTTTGAGCGGCTGAATCTCACCGTTGCGGTAAACGCCCATCCGCCCAGAGCGGCGCGGGTCGAGTTCATAGGAGATTTTGCGATCACGCTGGAGCGGGACGAAGGTATCGTAGCGACCAGGTGTGAGCCGCAGGTAAGAGACAACGCGCCGTTCCCCATACTCGCCATCGGGCAATAGCGACTCACTGCGAAAAACCGCCAGCACCAGGCGATCGCGCTCATGCCGCCAGTTGATCAAGTCCGTGGCTTGCAGATGCACCCAGCGCACCGAAGCCAGCCGCGCCGCCGCCTCATTGGTTGCCACTTGCGCCGGAGCGTCCACCAGCACAAAGCTATGACCCCGCCGCAGCGCTGTAATTGCCACTTGCATCAAGATCGGCACAGCGTGAGCGTCCCAGTATTGCGCCAGCCGGGGATGCAAGTCGTGCTGCACGCCATTGACGAACAGCAGCCCCACGAAATCGCGCAGCGCCTGAGCAAAGCGATCGCTAAAGGGTGAACGAGAGAGACGCGCCAAGTAGGAAGCCGCCCGTTCTTTGGGTTCCTGGGGCAGATAGCGACGTGTTTTTTTAGTCGGCTTTATCCCGCCATCAGCTTGCCACTCTAGCCAGGAGTCGGGCCCATAAAAAACATCGTCTAGATATGTCCAAAGCGGTAGCTGGGAACGGAAGGCTTCACAGGTGTATGAAATGTCATTCATGCCCTATATATAACCAAAAAAATTTGTTTCGGCGCTGTAGGTGGGGGAGTCGTAAATAAATGGGGGGGGTGCTGGCGCTGTCCGACTCGATATGCAGCAAAAGTGAATTGGGGTAAATCAAATCAACAAACAAGGGGGCGTTCGCGGAGCGCGCCGGAGGCGATCGCCCTTTAGGATTCCGCACCCATAGGCGCAAGCTCAACGACTGCCACTGCCACGCAAACAAGGGCGGAGCGAGTCGGCGGCGATCGCGGAGCGTGCTGGAGGCGATCGCGTAGCGTGCTGTTCGTAAGGAAGGAGGCGATCGCCTAACCTGAGTCGCTAAAGGAAAGCGATCGCCACCAATGACATCACGGTATGATGCCCTATCTTATCCGAACCATTCCGAGCCAGCTTTGGGGGAAAGGGTTTGTCTGTGGGCCCGAATGGCTCGATCGCTTCGCATTGCATTACCCGCCGCGCGGCTGCTTCGCCCCGCGATCGGTCTACGTCATCGGTGTGATGCAAGCGTGCTGCACGGGTGAGATGCAAAGGTACTGCATTAGCAGTGTTGCTTCGCACTCCGGCCATATTTGGGGGGGCTTCCCCGCCCGCTTGCAAGTGGACAGCTTACGGGTGATAGACAGCACCCATGCGCGCCCCCCCAAACCCCCAACTCCCCCAAGACTTCTTGTTGAACCTCCGGAAACCGGAAAAAGCCGGGTGGCTGCTCTCGCGGCGGCGGCGCAGCCGCCCGGAAACTGTGCGCCCACGGCGTGCGCTTATGGGCGACTGGCTGCGGGGAAACCCAGGCAACTTTTAGGGTTGCCTGGGTTTCCAGCCTAGCCCTACCAGCGCAGAAAGTTTCCTAGCGTGCGGGAGCCGTGACTAGGCGGAGCCGGAACAGAAGCCCGGAGCGCGTCCATTAGCCACTGCGGCCCGGTCAGAAGCAGCGCCGCGTAACCCCCCGTGTCATCCCGATCCAGCAGCCGCCCCCCATTAGCGCGGAACCAGGTAGGGAACGCGGTGTCATAGTGATCAACGTCAATCCGGTAGGGAACAAACAGGACGACGCAGCCCCGGCGATATGACGAACGGCAGTAAAAGCCAGCCAGCGAAAAAGGAAATAGAAGTGTCATCTGAACCCCCGTTTTTTTTGTGTCATTACACTAATTTTAGTGCAAAAACAAGGATAAATCAATGCTTATAAGTCTTATATATCGGTCTTTTTAGCGGGTTTTGGTATTTCTATCTCTCGTTTTTATACACTCATTTTAGTGCTTTATGCGCTATAATTAGTGTATTGAATTCAGAGGTAAACCGCCATGTCTAATTTCGCATCCGGCTTTTTCACCGTCCAAATCCGCAAGGATGCACCGGAGTGGGCCCGCCTTAGCGTCTACCCCGCGCTGGATGGAACACAGACGTTTGATGAACTGATTGAGTCTTGCTTTCCGGCTTCAGGAAAGTATCTGGTAAAAGTTCAGGTTTCCTTTGAAATCCTGGCTAGGAACGTTGAGGAGCTTGAAGTAGTTGAGGTTGAGGAGGAATTAGACGCGGCTTGATTTAAATACGCTGCGGCCCCCTTGGGCCGCAGCAGCAACAGCAACAGCAAACCCCAGAAAAAACTCAGAGGAAACTATGCACCTATTTGACTATCCAATGGCGATCGCAAAACTAGAGCGGCAGTCGGCAAGCTTGCAGCAGCAGGCGAAAACAACCAAAGGAGCGATCGCCCAGATTGAAGCAGAAATCGAAGCCGAAATCGCTTTCAACCCGGAGCTAAAGAATGACACGCAGCGCAAGGCAAAGAGGACTGAGTTAATGCGCCAGAACGATTTGTTGAACGAACTGAATACTTGCCTGAAGCAGTACGAAGGAGAACTGACGGAAACCGAGATTGAACTGAGCTTGAGACGGAATCAATTCTCTGTAGCAAAGCTGGAAAGGAGAGCAGCGATCGCCCAGATGGAGTTACAAGCACGCACCGCCGCTTAAAGGAAAGGCCCCTAGATTTCCAGCTAGGGGCCGCCCCGAACTAGGGGTTAGAAATATCCTAACCCCTGAGATAGAATGGCTCTAAAATTAGCATTCTAAGTATGGCAAGCGAACTAATTTTAGAAGAAATAAAGAAGCGGGCGATCGCCAAATGGGGCGATAAATGGCGACTTGAGATCACCCGCGAGTATTGCAACATCACCGGAGAAGGCAGCGTTAGGACGCGCAGTTCACAGATCAGCCGAGTCTTTGAAGCCAAAGGATGCAGCCTGGAAACCGCAATCCATCTTGCAAAAGCGGTTGATTGCCAAATGGCGATGACCTGCACAGAGTTAATCACTTTCTAAGAGAACCACAGCAGCCACCCGCCGCCCCGCCCGCCGCCCCCACCCGCCCCCCCGAACCAGTACGGGCAGGTTTCCTGTATGGGCTGCAGGACGGCAAGCTTTCCGAGCCTCACCCGTCAGCCCATCTCCACATAGGAAGTTCCACCGCCGCCCCGACGCGGGATATTAGTCATTTGCTGAAGCTGATCCTTCAGTACCTTAATTTGTCGCTCAACCTGATAAGTCCGTTCCCCCCTGAAGTATTGCCGACTCCCCCCAGGCGATGAGAGGAAAGAAGCGCCCGCAAATGGCGCGGCATCCTGACGCTCACTCTCCAAACTTCGCAGGTTACGGATGATGCCTTGGATTTCTTCTACTACCTCAGCATCCACCGCCAGCGGTGACAAGAAGCTGTTGACATAGGACAAATCCGCCGTGCTGTAGGAGTAGCCCATATAACGGGCGATCGCCCGCACATCCGCATTAGAAAACATTCCGGTTCACCTCAAGATCAAGTGCAGTCGAGAGCCGCAGCACCCAGCGCCGCGCCTCCACTTTAAGCGGCTCAAAGATATCGGCTGGGTCGTTATCGCGGGAACCCTCGATTTCTGTTTCCAGTTGCTCCAACTCAGCGATAAAACCCTCACAGACGGCGACTGCATCAGCGTCCACCGCCAACACCCGCGCCTGTGCCGTGGCGATACGCGAGTAAGTCTCTGAGTTAATCGGGAAGCCCAGATAAAAAGCAATCTTGCGTTGAGATGCAGCATTCCAGGTCATTAGTCACCATCCCCATTTAAGTTACGCAGCATCGCCCGCCGTGCCATCTCCTCGCCCTGCTGCTGGAGGCGAGAGAGCCGCTGGTAGATATACCGATAGACCTCATCCCCAGTGACAGGACGACTATAGGGATAAGGGCCATAAGCCGCAGCAGGCAGACGGGAAGCCCGCAACTCCCGCTGAGTGATACGGTCGAAAACGCCATCCACATAATCATTCCGCAGGCGGCGCATGGCATCCGGCGCGTTAAACTGCGGCTGAAATCGAGCGTCAGCAATATAGCGGACGAAAAGGCTATCAGGCCCGCGTGCGGTAATGAAGTCTTGCAACTCCTGAGCACGCAACCTGCGGCGATTATAATCAGCCCGCGACCGCGCGAACCGTCGCCTACGCAGACCTCGAATCAGTGAGAACGGGTTAGCGTCAGGCGGCGTAGTGGGCAAGTCGGGCCAGCCCAGCACGACCCGCGTAATGCCCTCTCGCGGGTCTGGTGGATTCTCACCCCGCGCCCGCATCGCCGCGTAGATATGTTTGCAGCGACGCGGCGGATCAGGAGCGCCAGCGGCAGAGGATGTCCAGCTACGCGGCAGAGCGCGGCTCGGATAGGGCGATCGCAAGTCAGCCCGCTCCATCCGGGTGTAGTCGGGACAGGTGCAGCTATAGCCGTCGTCTTGCCCAGCACCGGAAGGACGAATCACCAGCGGTTCAGTGCAGGGCGACGCGACCGGAGCCAGCGTGTCAGGGTCGCGCCACTCCAAATCAATCGCGTCCAGAAAGAAGCGATCCATCCCCCGGTTGGTTTCCGTTGAATCGTTGCGCTCATAGCGATAGCCACCCCAGCCTGCAAGGGTTTGCCACGTACCAACAGGAACCCGGACGTAATAGTAATCGACGTAGGTGTAGGAGGTGGTTTGCACCGTGCCTAAGCCAATCGGAGCCGTCACAGAACCCACCACGCCTGACGGGTTAGAGATCTCAGCGTAGATATAATCACCAGGGCAAATCAAGCGCCAAGGGGAGGTAGACTGACTGGTTTCATCCGGCAGACTCAAATCAACCAGCAACACGCCGTTTTGCAACTGGTACTCATTGCGAACCCGGCGATAGGTGTTAGTGGCGCGCACTTCCAAGCAGCGATCCAGCGTCGGGATACAGTCCCGGTATTGGTAATCAGTGCCCGGTTGACCACGAGTGTCCAATGCTGGGTTATAGGTGACAACATAGACCGCACGCGGTCGGCTGAAATCAAAGTAAACCAGGTTGCCACTGCGCCGAATAGACGGTTGCAGGTTGAAGGAGCGCAGCCAGCGGAGATACTGGGAACGATAGCGCGCCGTTTGCGCCGTCGAGTAGGTGACGCGATCGCCCGCCTGTCTACGAAACGTCATAACGAGCCTGCCTGAATTGGGTGAGTCGTGCCATCCACTTGAGAAACAGCGCGTCCAGCGCCAGCGGGTCATTGGTTAAAAAGGTCTTACACTCCGTCGGAGTGACATACACCGGAGCAATCGCCGCGGCGCGGCAGCCCATCTCGCGCAGCGCGGTAGCGTAGGCGATCGCCTGCAATTGCGCCTCACCCACGGACTGCGGGTGAATGCGACGGGTGCAGGTCTTGATATCCTCCACAATCCAAAAACCTGCCTGATTGCGCCACAGCACATCGACGGTTCCCGCATAGCCCAGGTCGGAGTAAACCACCACGTCGCAGGCGATGTCAGCCGCCGAGCGCTTCACATAGTCCAGGTAGACACCGAGCCAGCGGGCGTGTCTGGCGTAGCGATGATCCAGCGGGAGCGGCTTAGAGAGGAGATAAGCCTTCGCCCAAGCGTCGAGCGCATTTCCGCGCGATCGCCCCTCATCCTGTTTTTTTAAAGCACCAGAACTTTGAACCCACTCATCCAGCTTGGCGCGCCGATCCACGGGCATTGTGACGCTGAGAATGCTAGTGACAGACGGGAGCCGTCCGAGTGGCGTGGAGTAGTAGCGCATCAGCCAGAGAAGTAAGAGGTTTTCACCTGCCGCAGGTTTAGCCCAGTCAAGTGGTTGTAAGCGCCAGCGGCAGCGTCAGGAATATCATCATGCCGCATATCAGGAAAACCGCTCATCTGTGCCAAAAAATCTTGATGCCACGCGCCAGGTGCGAGGCTGACCTCCCCAAATTCCGCAGCGCGAGACAGCGGACGAGCGCGGGTGTATTTGTCGAGCGGGTCAAAGACACCGGAGGCATCAAAGCCAGCCAGCAGTTGGCGCAGCTTGTGAGACTGATAAACCCCCGCCTGCCCTGGATCTTGATACCAGCGAGTCGCAACGCCCGCGCCGTCGAGATGGGCAGTTTGCAGCACCAGCCGATCCACCCCCGCCGGAGTCTCACGCACAGCGATGCAGTCGAGCACGACCGCCCGCTTCTCTGGAGTCAGAAGCATTTTCACAGAAGCCGTCCAGTCTGGGTCATCACCGCGATGATCCGCCAAGCGCGAGGCGAAATCCCAGAACCTAACTATGGTTCCCACTTTGGGCGCAGCGTCCAAAATACTGAACCACTCCGCCCGATAAACCTTACCAGCGGTCGCCTTCACATTCCAGTTACCCCCCAGCAGGCGATCGCGCTCCACTAGCGGCAACGCCTGGAGATTGGCGAGATAACCGGGGTCAGTACGCAGCAGCGCGGCATTGTCATAAACCGAGGCGGGAATGAAGGTAATAGATTTAGAGTTGGGCGCAGGTTCATCCAGCCAAATTAAATCGCCGCCGTCGCGGACGAAATAGCGCACCACGCCAGCACGCGACAGGTCGGGTAAACCATCGTCAGTTAGCCACCAACTCAGCAGCGACCGCACCCAGCTATCGGCATCTGGGTTAGTCGTAGCCCGAACGTAAGGACGAATGCCACAGGTCGAGCGATTGCGACTGAGCAAGTACCAGAATTGACCCTCGCTGAAATGCGTTAGCTCATCCCAGCAGATCAGCGGGATTTCCGCACCCTGCCACGCGAGGCGATCGCTCTCCAGCTTCAGATGACGAAACGCCACCTTAGAGCCAGCGGGGAAGCGCCATTCCTTCAGGGTGTTTTTGGGAGTGCCCCCCAGCAGCGGGTAAAGCGCAAGCGAAGCGTCCCACAAGCCACCCGGAGCGCTGATCATCGGGTACGTCCGACGGAACACCACAGCCGAGAAGCGCGGATTGGCGATATGGCGCAGGCATTCCAGCAGCAGCGCCCAGGTCTTGCCACCGCCAGCGCTCAACCGCCGCCATAGATGACGATATCCGCAGAACTGGAGAGAAAGTTTTCCTGTGGGCCTGGTTGCGGGCGAATCATTTTTGACGACAAAAGGCATCACCTCCCGTTCATAGCTCATAGCGGACGCGATCGCCCTCCTTAATCGCGTCAGCAGCGCGGGACTTCGTACCCCGGCAGCCCCAAGCGCGCCGCGCCCAGTAGTTGGCAGAGCGCGGATCGGTAGTGCCCTTGATGCCCAGGCTGCGGGTGCAGTAGTTGTGACCGTCGGACGTTCCCGGCTTGATACGGTAATCGGGGTGGGAGAAATGCACCACCGAGCCATCATGCAGCGTCACCATAAACCGCTTACCCTTGCAGTTGCTGCTGCGAACGTAGGTAAAGTATGCACTCATCTACCATTCTCCGGGACGTAGACGACGACTTGAGTATTCGAGGGCAATTCTACCAGCGGCTTATCTGACCAGCCTAGCTGACTCTTTAGCCAGAAGATGGCGGCAACGGTGTCGCCAGCCATCGCCAGGTTATAGAGCTTACCCGTCATCTCGCCAGCCGCGATCGCCCGCCCGCGTTCCCAGGCGCGTTTTACTTGCGGCTGCTGCATCCAGCGGTCTAGCGTGCTATCGCTTACGTCCAGTTGCAGCGCGATTTGGTGGAGCGTGCAGCCGCGCCCCGCGTACTCCTCAATGTGGGCGATCGCCGCTGCGGTGAGTTCAATCTTAGGTCGCGCCATTAGCGAATCTCACTCCTATCAATCAAACCAGACGCGATTAGACGAGCCTTTAGCTCCAGAAGCAGCGAACGAATCTCCTCAAC